TAAGACTAGCTTGTATGGAAAATCCAAACGAAACATTATATTGTGTGGGATATGATTATTTTCACAATCAAACCAGTTCGGGTGTTTATCTAGGTTCATCTACCAATATTACTAATCCAGAAAGTCAGGATTGGATAAAACAACATAGTAAAATAGAAGAAGAGTTTCCAAATTGTAAGTTTGTTTATGTTGGTAAGGACATTGATTATCCAGAGTTTGAAAAATTGTTACATAAATAGTAATATAATATAAAGGAATTTATGGCCGCATCAAACAAAGTACCTGACAATTTAAATTATCTTTCCAACATTAGTTTCAGATTAATGATGGAGGACGCACCACATCTTACTTGGTTTTGTCAATCAGTAAATGTGCCGGGCGTTTCAATTCAAGCAATTGAAATGGTAAACCCATTTGCGAACATACCATATGCAGGAAATAATGTTTCATTTGAGGAATTGGCAGTAACTTTTATAGTTGATGAGCATCTAAAAAATTGGATTGAAATTTATGACCGTGTTATAGCATTAGGTCTTGGAGAAGGAACAGAAAATTATAGACTCTTGAAAAACTCTTCAGACTTAACACCTAGAGGTGGAACAGTATCTACTATTGTTTTATCCGTTTTAACAAGTGGAATGAATCCACAAATGGAATTCCACTTTAACGAAGCATTTCCAATTTCTATATCCTCTTTGGAGTTCAATAGTGCTTCTACTGATGTGGAATACTTTACTGCCACAGCAACATTTCGCTATACTAATTATGAGATAAAGAATTTATTAAATAACTAAAATTATGGAACTTGAAAAAATTATGTCGATGTGGGAGGAAGATGCTCACATTGATGATAAAGACTTGGATAATGAGTCTCTAAACATACCAAACGTACATCAAAAATACTTAGACATATACTCAAAAGAGAAACGTAAATTGAGCGATCTTGAAACTCATTGGAAGGTTCTCTTTCAGCAAAGATGGGAAGCAGTCGTTTCTAAAAACGGAAAAGCACCAGACCACAACATTCGTATATCCAAAACTGAACTGGAACGACACTATGTTGGTGCAGATGAAGTTCTTCAGAAGGCTGAAAAAATTATGAACGGACAGAAAGGAAAAGTCGAATACCTTAAATCAGTACTTTCAATGATTGAGAATAGGAGTTTCCATATCAACAATGCAATCAATTGGAGGAAGTTTGTAGCGGGTCTTGGATGACCACTCAAATATTGATGGAAAAGGATACGGAAGTATTCGTTAGACTGATATGTGAGCCTCATGTAAAAATGGAATTGAATCATTATTTTCGATTCCGGCCAAATGGTTATCAGTTTATGCCCATGTATCGAAGGAAAAAATGGGATGGATACGTTTACCTTTTCAATATGGATAGTCACCGAATTTATGCTGGATTGAAACCAGAGATAAGTAGATTCGCTGTAGACAGAGAATATGAACTTATAGATAATACAGAAGAAGTAATTGAATCTATTTCTAATGAGGATTACCTTAAATTTCTTACATCATTTCCTTGTGAGTATAAATTAAGAGATTATCAAAGTCTCGCATTAAGACATTCAATAGATAAAAAAAGATGTGTATTGTTGTCTCCAACTGCTTCGGGAAAATCTCTTATCATTTACTATCTGATTCGTTATTACTTTCCTGAAAAATCGTTGGTCATTGTGCCGACTCTTTCTCTGGTAAGTCAGATGTATTCGGATTTTGAAGCATATGCGAAAAAAGATGATTCGTTTCGGGTCGAAGAAAATGTCCATAAAATTTTTGGAGGACAGGAAAAGGAAACGGACAAACCAATTATAATTTCAACATGGCAATCTTTATATGAGTTGAAAAAGGACTTCTTCAAAGATTTTAGTTTGGTGATAGGAGATGAAGCACACCTTTACAAAGCTCGGTCTCTCACCAAAATCATGAAGAATTTAGAAAATACACCTTATCGAATTGGAACTACAGGAACATTGGATGAGGTAGAGGTACATAAATTAATATTAGAAGGGTTATTTGGTTCGATAAAAAAAGTAACCAGTACAAAAGAATTAATCAAGAACAAGACAATATCTTCAATTGCTATAAAGTGTCTTGTTCTTAAATATTCCAAAAAGGAATGTGCTGCTGTATCAAAAATGAACTATCAAGAGGAAATAGATTTTATTGTAAGTCATCCAGAACGTAACAGATATATTTGTAATCTTGTAAATGGTCTGAATGGGAACACATTAGTTTTATTTCAATTGATAGAAAAACACGGCAACATTCTACATTCAATACTAGAAGAAATTATTGATTCTTCTAGAAAAATCTTTTTTGTTTATGGAGGAACAGATGCAGATTCAAGAGAAAAAGTTAGAGAACTTGTCGAGAAGGAAACGAATGCTATTATCTGTGCAAGTTATGGCGTATACAGTACCGGCATCAACATTAGGAACATTCATAACATTGTTTTCGCTTCTCCTTCTAAATCTCGTATTAGAAACTTGCAGTCAATAGGTCGAGGTTTAAGGAAGTCTGACACCAAAGAATCAGCAAGTCTTTATGATATTTCTGATGATTTAATACATAATGATAGAAAAAACTACACATTAAACCATTTTTCCGAAAGAATAAAAATTTATAGTTCGGAACAATTTCCTTATAAAATTTATGTAGTAAACCTCAAGGGATAAAATGTCATCAAAAAAATATATAAAACTTTCTACAGGGGAAGAGATTTTGGCTGTATACATGAAACCAACTAATGGATTTTTTAATCTTAAAAACCCTATACAAATGTCTCATGTAGTTGAAAAGGATGAAGCAGGAATTCGTTTTTCAAAATGGATACCTTATACTGATGATAAAATAATTCCTGTCTCCGCAAAATATGTGGTGACAATGACAAGCTTATCTAAAAAGATGACAAAACTATATGAAGATATTCTAAGTGAACAAGATTGTGAAATGGATTTTGAATCACTAGAAGTACCAAGTAGTTTGATTAATTGATAGTACTACTTTTATTTGAAACCCTACAGAGTAATTATACCAGATAGCTGAGCATTTGTCAAGTCTTTTTTATAACAAAATAACACTTGACTTTATTGGGGCAATTTGTTATAATAATATATTATTAACAATAACTATCACTAAAGGATTCGTATGGCTAGACCACGAACAAAACAACATTATGTAGACAATGAAAAGTTCTTAATAGTTATGGGTGAATATAGAGAGAAATATCTTAAAAATATTGATGCTGGAGAAGAAATAAAACCAATATTACCAGATTATGCTGGTGAATGTTTTCTTAAAATAGCAGAAAGATTATCCCATAGACCTAATTTTATCAACTATGCTTTTCGTGAAGAAATGGTGAGTGATGGTATAGAAAATTGTGTGATGTATGCTAGTAATTTTAATCCAGAAAAATCTAAAAATCCATTTGCTTATTTTACTCAAATTATATACTATGCTTTCCTAAGAAGAATTGAAAAAGAAAAGAAACAACTTTATATAAAATACAAACAAATGGATGAATATAATTCCATTGAAGATAATTCAGATATGGAGTCAATGACTAGTGGAGAACAATCTGGTATAGCATCTGGAGCATCTTTAATGACAGCAGACAAACGTGCTAATATATACGAATTTATTAATCAGTTTGAAGAAAAGAAAAGAGAAAAGAAAAAACCTAAAGCAGTTTCTAAGAAAAAAGATGATGCTATCTTAGAACTATCCCCCCTTACTTCCTTTATGAGAGCTAGTGTATGAAGATTGCTTTGATAACTGACACTCACTTCGGCGCCAGAAATGATAGTCTCTTATTTTTAGAATTTTTCCGTAAGTTTTATGATAATGTATTTTTTCCTACCTTGAAAGAAAGAGGAATAACAGAAGTTATCCATTTGGGTGATGTTGTTGACAGAAGGAAATTCATCAATTACAAAACTCTCAATTCGATGAAGGATATATTATTCTATCCTCTCAAAGAAATGGGTGCTAATATCAAAGTTATTATTGGCAATCATGATATCTACTACAAGAACACT